CTAGCAGCAAATGAAGCTGAAGCAGCAATAAAGGCGACTGCTAAAGCTGCGCTGTTAGATAGACTTGGCATTACAGCTGAGGAAGCCGCTTTACTTCTTTCATAATGAAGCCTTGGCTATGTGCAGCTGGTACACAGTTAAGAGACCAAATTGATACCTGGTACCCAGATCGTCGCACTACAAATTGCGGATGGTTGGGCGATGCTCGTCATGCCACCCGAAAATCGGATCATAATCCAGACGCAAATGGGTGTGTACGAGCCATTGATGTGGATTCTCGCCTGGATACATCCGAAGGGATCTCAGTATATTTGGCTGACCAGATCAGACTATGCGCTAAAACCGATAAACGCATATCTTACGTGATACACAATGGCATGATTGCCAGCAAAATACTTAATTTCAAATGGCGCAAGTACAAGGGTTTCAACAAGCACACCAAGCATATCCATATTAGTTTTACAAAGAGCGGTGATAAAGAATCCAAGCCGTTTGATATACCACTACTGGGAGGCAAAATATGAAGATAAGCACGAAGCAGAAGGCAATACTTAAATCCTACGCACGTGGCGTATTAGTATCATTCTTAACATTTCTAGCCAGTAATGAGCTAGGTCTAGAGCCTGTGGTGTCGGTAGTTATTGCCGCACTTGCGGGCCCAGCAGCGAGGGCTTTAGATAAATCCGACAGCGCCTATGGCCTCGGTGCTGATGAAGCATGACACCGAACGAGTGGGTCGCTTTAGCTGTTGGCGCATGCGCCGTATTAACAAGTTTATTAGTGGCTCTGCGTTGGGTTATTAAGTCCTACTTACAAGAATTGAAACCCAATAGTGGGTCCAGTATGAAGGATCAATTAACTCGGCTAGAACAGCGTGTTGATGATCTATATTCTCTAATGTGTAAGCGACAATAGCTGCATGGCTGACACTAGGCGCAGGCGTAAGAAGATAAATAAACGCGTAGTACGTAAGTCGCCAGAACCCTTGTCTAAAATAGACCAGCACTATATTGCTATGAACGAGATCTACAAGGCTGCACGCAAAGCAGGATTCAGCGAGAGTTGTGCGCTGTATTTTGTATCAGATAGGGCAACCATGCCCGACTGGGTGATAGGTGATGGCGGCATCATACCTAGTATCGATCCTACTGAAGAGGGTGAAGATTAAGCGTTGGCTTGTAATCTCAGATTTACAGGTACCGTATCAGTTGGACTGTGCGGTAAAGAATATAATCAAACTGGCCAGGCGAGAGAAGTTCGACTCAGTATTGGTGGTGGGCGATGAAATTGATTTCCAAAGTATTAGTAAATGGAGTGAATCAACACCTCTTGCTTATAGTGAGGACCTACACGCTGATCGTGAGCTATGTAAGCAGATCCTTTGGGATATCGGCGAGTACAGCCCAGAGATGCATATTATCCGCAGCAATCATACTGATCGCCTATACAACACTCTTCTAAAAGTCCCTGGGTTAATAAACCTTCCAGAACTGCAATACCCTGCCTTTATGGGCTTTGCCGACATGGGTATGACCTACCATCGCAAGGCCTATGAATTCCACCCAGACTGGGTACTCTGCCATGGCGATGAAGGAAGTATGAGCCAGCACGCAGGTATCACAGCTCTAAACCTGGCTAAAAAGTTTGGTAGATCAGTTCTGGCAGGACATTCGCACAGGCTGGGCATGTCTGCCTACACAGAGGGCGTAAACGGCCACCACAGGGCCTTGTATGGGGTAGAGGCTGGGAACCTAATGGACCGCAAGAAAGCAGGCTATATTCGCTATAACAGCGCGAATTGGCAGAACGGCTATGTTATACTAGAAGCCGCAGGCAAGACGCTAACACCTACGTTAGTGCCTATCGATCCGAAGGATGGCTCATTTACCGCACTGGGCAGGTATTACGGGTAAATCGTTACCAAATCGTTATACAAATACGCCCCAAAACTATCCACAAAGTCGTACACAGATGCAATACTTCTCTCGTGCCAGACCGACTGGCGCAGGAAGTAGGGCTACACATGAAGATACAGATAGACCTAAAGGCTGCTGATTTTGAACAGCTATGGATCAATTCAATGGAATGGCAAAACAACGACTGGCAAAAACAAGCTGACCGTTTTGAACCAAACCCATTATTTACCTGGCAATACGCGTACTGGTTTGATAACTACGCTGCCCTAAAAATGGCAGAGGGTTTTATAGCTGGTCTAGGTAAGAACTACGCTCTACATAGCGATGAAGGTACTGGCGACTGGGTAATGCTAACTAACTACGCTAGTCCGTGCCACCTACGCAAGACACTGGTAAACGCATGATTGAGACAACGGCACCTTGGATAGTTCTTTACTCCGTATTAGGTTATTTTATTCTTTGGGGCGTTTATTCAACCATTAAGGATAATGCGTTCCAGGCTGGGTACTGGAAAGGCCGTAAAGACGGCTTTGAAATGCACCGCAGGATTACAGATAGCAAAACTAATGCCGACAACAACTGAACAGCTATTAGATAATGTCGTCAAAACTATTCATGCGCGAGGTCTCAACTATGGGCATCCTATTACAAACCACAAGAGGATTGCCGAACTCTGGAGTGCATATTTGGGTTATCCAATCCAGCCAAACGAGGTTGCAGTTTGTATGGCACTGGTCAAGATCAGCAGGCAAGCTGAAGATGCTGCGCACCTTGACAATTACGAAGACGCCATTGCCTACCTTGCAATTGCTAAAAGCATTACAGACGCCATGCAAGACGACTCCGACGATTGGAAATAGCGATGGCATTTAACTTACAAGATTATGAAACGGTCGAGAGCCGACTGGAAAAATGGTGGAAGGATTACCCAGATGGAAGAGTGGCAACGAAACTTGAACAGGCCTCAGACGCTAGATACATTGTTAGTGCTGAACTATTTAAAACGGAAGCAGATCCCAAGCCGTGTGCGACTGGGCTCGCTAGTGAGAGCGTTTCTGATCGCGGCGTTAATTCAACGTCTGCATTGGAGAACTGCGAGACTTCAGCGATCGGCCGTGCGCTTGCAAACGCAGGTTATGCGGCTAAGGGCAAACGTGCCAGTCGAGAAGAGATGACCAAGGTCGCCCGTGAAGAATTTAAACCTAAGTATGGCGCCCCAGGATCTAAGTCGGCTGCAATGGAGTATGCGCTACATCTTGTGGACTCACAACTCAAAAATATTCCTAACGAGCCTGTGCCTGTTGCTTGGTCTGTTGGTGAAAGCGTTACTCAAATTGGTCAAGTACCTGATGCTGGGTTTACTTGTAGGCATGGCAGTATGGTAAAGAAAGAAGGAGTTGCCAAAGGCACCAACAAACCTTATGCAGGCTATGTGTGCAGCGCACCCAAAGCCGAGCAATGCGACGCCAAGTGGGCAAAACTAACAGCTAACGGCACGTGGTTTTGGCCCGACGATTCAGAGCCAGGTAAAGGGGGTGAATAGATGGGATTTATAGAGGTCAGGAACGGTTCAGGCTTCACCTTACGCATGGAAAATGATAAGGAAAGCCTGAGCCCTAGTACCGAGAGATGTGTAGCTTGTAATGACGACAGACTTATACACTCAGGTAATTTCTTAGTATGTACCCAATGCCATTGCAGGCAATAAGGAAGGGAACACTAGCACATGCACCCACAGTTTAAATGTAACGGCTGCAAGCGCAACACAGAATTCTTATGGCTTGAGCAGCTAAATACGCCAGAGGGCTTTAAAGCGTATCAATGCACGGACTGTGGGTGTGTCGGCATCAAAAACATCGCCGAAGCGCTTACTATACCTGACTCGGACATAATCCGATGTGTTAAGTGTGGTAGTTGGAAGTTCCATTCCGTGGTCTGCCACACTTGCGCACTAATTAAGGAGAACTAATGCCTACAGGTAGACGCAAATCAGGTGGCGATGATTATTACACATCTAGGTGGATATTTGACGGTTTAGGCTTACAGTTTGATTTAGACCCGTGTTCGCCGATAGTAGGCGGTGTCGTACCAGCTAAGAGTAAGTACACCATAGAAGATGATGGGCTAGCGCAGCCTTGGTTTGGCCTAGTTTGGATGAACCCACCGTATTCTAAGCCTACGCCGTGGGTTGATAGGTTCCTATCGCACGCCAACGGTATCGCCCTGGTACCTTTTACCAACGGCAGGTGGTGGTTTAACCTATGGAACCACGCCGATGCCATTATGCCTATTGCCTATAATCACAAGTTTGATCGAGCCGATGGTAGTCGTAAGACCATTACCTTTAACACTGCCCTTTACGGTATAGGCGAAGTAGCTGTTGATGCTATTAGTAGATTTAAGTTACATAGGATTAGATAATGAGTGAGTCTGGCTTTGATGAGACATGGTTAGATACAGATGATTTACGCATCGTGACTTGCCGTCTGACCTGCGGTTATGCTGAGTGACTTGCATGCGCATGCTACCCTCTAGTTCGCATTTGCCCTCAAGGCAAAAACGCGGGCCGCAACGCGGCAGGCTCGCGAGGTGTGCAATAGTAGCCACCGCTTTATTTGTAGCACAAATATTAAGCCTTGATAAAGCTAATTCCGATACTAATTACAAGCCTATGCACTACAGGCAATACATACTTATAGAGTTAAATAATTTTACTGAGGCGTATTGTTTGATAGACCTCTATACAGCTGAGAGTAGGCTAAACCCTAACGCACGCAACGGCTCGCACTATGGCATACCACAAGGGCGGTCTAAGTACCTGGCTACTGTGGGTGGTACTAAACAAATTGACTGGGGTATTAAATATAACCTGCATAGATATGGTTCTATGTGTAATGCTTTAGATCATTACAAACGCAAGGGCTGGCACTAGTGGTAAATAAGAAGGCTAAACATCACAGAGCGTTGGGTAGTGGTGCGTGGAAAAAATTGCGTTTGGTTGTGCTTGCCAGAGATGGCTATACGTGTTACGCGTGCGGTGGTGAGGCCAAAGAGGTTGACCATATATGGCCACGCGCTAAGGGTGGTGACACCTTTGATCCTTTAAACTGTGCAGCTATATGTCGCGCGTGTAATCTAGCAAAAGGTGACCGTTTTTTTAGCCCTGCGCCGACCCCCCCTGTCTTTCAAGCCTCGTCTCTCCCTAGTACGCACAGTTCAATCCCAGAATCACCTTTTATACGACCAGAAGG